CCCAATAGACTTTTAGTATTCCTGTCTTTTTAACTAATGCATCATGGAATGCATCATTAAGCATTCTGTATCCATTGTTCTTTTGGAATACATAATTAGCATACTTAGTTGCTTGTTCTGACATAGCAACATCTTCTGCACTTGTAGGAACATATTCCACTGGGTTTTCTGTAGAAAGAAAAACCCTCATAAGTGAAGGTTTGATTGCTCTTACTGTATCTCTAACTTTTGTTGCTACAATTTTAGAACGACCTTCTTCTTCACCAATGTCTACTTCACCATCGAAGTATCTTTGTGATTTAAGTCTATCTGAAACAATTTCTGATTCTACAAAGTCAATGGCATCTGCAACAGCGCTACTCGCAATGTTTTGAATTTGACCTTCATCCATCTTTTCAGGTAATGCCATCTTTATCTCCTTGTATTAACAGAATTGACTAAGTCTAACAGATTTAAAATTCCATCACCAGTGTTGATGTTTTCAGCACTTTGTCCACCTGTTGCAATACCCATTCCTGTTGCTAATTCAGTTGGAACTTGGGGAACTGGCAATCTTCTCTCAATTCTTCTAGATGCTTTATCCATAATATTTTGAGCACCGTGTCTAACGCCTCTTTCAGATATATATTGTGCACCTTTTGCACCTGCTGTAACCATAAGAGTTTTAGGATCAACTGTTGCACCAAATAGATTAAGTGCCATCATTAAACCACTACCATCTGGAGAAAGTTTTGCAAATGATCTTAATAATCTACCACCACCATTTGATTTTCTAAATGCTTCCATTTCTGCAATTGTTTCCGGAGAAAAAAATCTTTTTAATGGTTTTTCTGATCCATCTGGGTTTTTACCCAAAACTCTGTCAACTGCCTGTAGGTATTTATTTACTACATTTCCACCTGAACCAGTTTTTTGCGCCCCTTCTTCAGCATAGTCAAATAATGCTTGTAGAATTTCAATTTCTTTTTTCTCTTTCCAAAGTTCTCTTGCTTTTGCTAACTTTCCTGATTTGTCTGGAAAAAATTTCGCCATATAACCATCAAGGTCATAAATTGCTTGTGCGAGATGTTTTGCGTCTGTTGGATCTTGTTTTGCTAATACTGACCATTCTTTCCAAGCATCAGATCTCATATTATCAAGATTTTGCCATGTAACTGCTCTACCATCACCTTCTGCTTGTTTAACTCTATTCATTAAAGACTTAAGAAAACGATTTGTTTTTGGTAATTCATCTTTAATATAATTATAGTCAAAAGGTCGTTCACCTGCTTTTTCAACACCAACTCTTGATCTGATATATTTTTCCATATCTTGCATATTCGCAACAGTAATCGGATCTTCAAGGTCTGCTTTAGCATATCTTCTTTTTACAAGATTATTGTAAATTTGTAATGTTTTATCTCTGTTAATAATTCTATTTTTTGCTGATTTTATATCTCTTAGTTTGTGCAACACTTTACCTGCCAAACCACCAAAACCTGCTGATAATGTTCCTGTTTCTGCACCTTGAGATAATCTGTCACCCATATCATCAATACCACCTTCACCACTGCCAACGCCATATGCAAATCCACCAAGACCTGCTTCAACCATTGATTTCTTAGCAGGAGTTAAATTTTCAATTCTTTCGAAAAATCTAGGTGCAAACTTTTTTGTTCCTAATCTTGCTATTGCTGTTGTTCCCATAGTTGGTATAGCACCTGCTAGATTTACACCTGTTGCTAGGTTAGGATTTTGTATTTGAAACTGTTCTTTTTCTGCTCTGATCTCATCAACTGTTTTAGGAGATACCATTGCTTCAAGTTCATCAGCAAAACCAAATGTAGGTATATCAGCAAACTCTCTTGCTATGCCTTTCTGACCTTCAAATGTTCCAGTCTCTAGACCTGCTGTTGATACACCTTCTGGATCATCCATAGATGCTGACTCACCTGCTTGAGTAAATTGTGATTTGCCACCTTCTGCATCATATTTTTGACCAAATGCTCTGATTTCTTCTCTGGTCATTTCGTCAGGAAATTCTAAAATATTTCCATCTCGCATTCTTACTCTTTGTGCCATATCAATCCCTAATTAATAATCTTTTATATCTTTAACATTGTCATCGCTACTAGAAGAACCTTTAACTTTACCTTCCCAAGATCTATCTTCAATACTGCTAATCTTATAATCAGGTGCGCCCATTGCTTCCATTTCAGGTGTTAATTCAATTGGTTGTAATTTGACACCATGAGCAGATTCATAATTCTTAAAGTAACCTTCTTTAAGTTTCTTGTTAAAGTTCTGTGCCTGTCTGATTGCTAGTTTTTGTCTCAGTTCTGACAATCTTCTTAATGTCTCAGGTTCTTGATCAATAGTACCTGACATTACCTGTCTTAAGAACTCTCGTTCAGCAGGAGTATCAAGACCTCTAGCACCAATACCTAAGTCTCTAATTGCACCAAACACTTGTCCACCTAGTAATGCATCTACATATTGTGTGTCTGATGCTTTTTTTCTTTCTTCGTCATTTCCAAAGAAACCAAATGCTCTACTTAATTCATTTCTTGCACTTCCTAAGAATCCTACATTAAGATCACCACTATCTAAATAAGATTGAATTTGTTTTTCTCTTTCTAAAGTATTTAATGTCTGTGCTCTACCTTGAACAAGTTTCTCGTTTGCTTCATAAATCTTAGTAGCATTTTTTTCCATAAATACATCGTTATAAGGTTGGAATACTTTAAATGCTTTATCTACTAACTGTTCTGGATCACCATATCCTGCTTTCGCAATACTAATAAGTGCTTCAAGTCGTGCTTTTTGTTCTGGATTTTGAACTGCGTTTTTATATCCTTCCATCTGTCCAATAACTGCTTGTCTAGAATTTTTGTTCTTTTTGCTTTCTCTAATAGACTTAATTGCTGTTATTAGTGAATCATCAGGATCTAAACGCATTGTATTAAATGCAGTTGCTAGATTTAACCAAGTATCACTGTCAACACCTAATATGCCTTCTGCTTCTTTTTCGTATTCTTTTACTAATGCTTCTTCAATGTTTCTAGGTTTTGATTCACCTTCTTCTGTTACTTTTCCAAAACCTTGTTTAAATTCGTCTGTAAGTAAATCATCATCAGTAGGTAATGCACCTAAGAACTGTTGTGCAGGATCTAATTCGTTGTTTTCTTCCATCATACGAACTTGGTCTGCCGCTGCATCAATCTCTGCCATATCTCTTTGATATTGGTTTAGATTTTGCATTGTGTTGTCATAAAGAGTTCTCTCCATTGCATCACGCTCTGTGTCTCTATCAACTATCGGATCTTTGTATGTATTTTTTCTAATAAGTGTATCTTCCATAGAGTCACGCTCTAGGTCTCTATTTACATTAGAATTTACTGTATCTGCATATAAACTAAAATTATTGGCAGGGTTAATTACATCTTCTTGTCTATTTCTGATAGGGTTGTATGGACTTCCTTGACCTTGTAAATTAGTGCTATATGGAATACTAGGATTTAGATCATAATTCTGTTCCATCATTCTTTGTGTATCAGACATAGCATTTAATTGATCACCCATACCAGACAAAATACCAATGTTTTGTGGGTTAGGAGCAACATAATTAGCACTTCTAGGACTTTGATTTACAGCAACATTCATATTTGCAGGAAAATTCCTAACTGATTGAGGACTTATTAAGTTATCAATTGTGTTTCTGCTAGTTCCAAGATATTGTGGAGCGCCTAGATATGCATCAGACATTTCACCTGTAATTTGTTTTCTAATTAGATCTAGTAAACTTGCCATAATTCTTCCTAATAATTATCTGGATCTTCTACTCCGATACCATCTACTGTACCATATCCGTAAGAACCTTCATCAGAATAAGAACCTACATCAAATCCAGTAGGTGAATCATATCCTCTATAACCTTCTATTTCACTTTCTGCCATATCAATAGGACTTGTGTAACCAAAACCAAAGAAACCTCTGTTACCACCTAGACCACCTTGTGCATTCATGCCGTATCCGTTTCCATAATCACTGTTATTAATACCTAGTGGATTACCAAAACCAAGATTATCTAGTTTGTTTCCAAAACCACTTAATTTGTTTTCTAGTTTGTTGTAGTTGTTTGTCAGTCTGTTTGTCATTTTGTCACCGATACCTGACATAGCATCACCAAATGACTGTTTGCCCATAACATTTGCTACTAAACCATATGGATTTGTATTTTCAGGTTCAGCAATCTGTTGAGCAAAATCTAAAACACCTAGTGGTGCATACATCATATTAGCAAAAATTCTGCTTCCAGAACCAGATTCCATGAAACCTGCATTAGGGTTGTAACCTAAAAATTTTTCTACAGCGTTTCTGTTATCTACTGCCATTATTTCATGCCTCCCAAAGCAGTTGCACCAAGAGTTAGATAATCAAATAATCCAGGTTGTCTTGTATTAGTTGTACTGCTTACATTAGGTGCCACACCCAGTGCCTGTGACAAGTATCCAATAGTAGATTGGGGGTATTGAGTATATTGTCCAAATCTGTTTTGTGCTTGATCGATAAGTTGCTGTTGTAATGCTCTTTGCATTGCACCTTGCTGTTGTAAGTTTTGATTAATTTGTTGACCTATACCAAAACCTAAATTACCAAGATTGCCTAGTTGTTGTGCTGCACCTAATCTAAATTGTGCACCTTGTAAACCAGAACCAACATTAAATTCTTGTGCTCTCATTCTGTTGGCAATGTCTTGTTGTGCCATCTGTTGAGCATTCTGAAAACCAGATTGTCTTAACTGTGCAGATTGTTGACCTAATTGTTGTGCAACACCTCTGCCAATTTCACCCATTGCAACACCATGTCTAGATCCACCGAATGCCCCTGCGCGTTGTGCCTGACCACTTAGTTGATTAAGTCCTATCTGTGCATTTCTTAATACATCTTGTGCTGATGCATCAATAACTTGTTGTGTATATGGATTTTGATATTGTTGTAGATTTGTGTTTGCTATTTGTCCTGCTTGAACTTGTTGAGGTGTATACCCCATTGCTTGACCAGTTCCACGACCTGCACCATATAATGCCTGTGCTGATGCTGTGTTTATGTTTGGTGTTGCTGTTTGTTGATTACCTGCCCCTGCCATAATATCACCTACTTAAATAGATCTTCGTATCTTTGTTGGAAAACAGGATTTCTTGCTTTAGTTTCTGCAAGTGCTTGATCATATAGACCACCTGCTGAATAACCCTGTATAGTTTGACCACCACCAATGTCGTATGCTTGTGTCTGTGGCATCCCTGCCATTGCATCCATACCTTGCGGTGCCATGCCAAACGCTTGTGCTTGTCCTACTGTGTTCTGCATTGCCTGTTGTTCCATAGGACTAAAACCTGCAATATCAGCGCCATAATATGGTCTATAACCAATATCTTGAACTTGTTCTGCTCTTTCTATGTTTCTGATAGTAGGTTCTTTGATCCAATCAGGTACTTGTGTTGTTGCAGTCTTGCTACCACCTTTACCACCACTCATATCAAAACTCCTTTGCTAATACTAACTGGTGAGGTTTCCATCCACGCTCACCTAAAATTTTTTGCCATCCCTTGCGACCAGATAGTGTCATCCCTTCGCAACCTTGCTCTTTTGCCCATTTTACAGCATCATCATGCATATCAGTAATTTGTTGCATCTTTCCACCTGCAAGAAACACATGAAATACTTTCTTATTAGGATACACTACAATCTCTGTTACTGCACACCCTTTTTCACCTGCCCATAGTTGCATATGACCACTTAAAACGCCTTCACAGATGTCTTTAAATTCATGAGTATTTCCACCCTTGTCGAGTGCCATCTCAATCCACTTTCTACATCTTACTAATTCGTCTGCTATCATGATGTTGTTATTTCGTTTATTGTCATTGTAACAGAAGGTGTTGCAGGTGCAAACGCTGTTGCTGATTCAGGTTGTATCCACAAATCTGTATCATCTACCGCCCACATTGCTTGTAGATAATCCCCTGCACTAAAACTAAATATTCCGTTTCTGGTTACTACTTTTCTTTGTCCGTTCTCGTGGACTGAACTAATAATTCCAGAGTTTGCTACATCTACACCATTAACTCTTGGGAAAAAGTAGACTGTTTTTGTTGACCCACTTGAAGATTCCATCGTAGCAGTAAATGTTATTAGATACTTTCCTGCTTTTGCAAAATCAATTCTTGATGAATCACCACTATTGATACTAATATTATTAGTCAAACCGCTATTGTTAAATGTAATAGCGTATGCAGTATCATCAGCAGTTGCAGTTTGTGCAGTAGTATCATAAAAGAATCCATGACTACCTTGATTGATACCTCCACCTTCTGATAGTGGATGCCATTCACCATCATAAGATACAATGACTTTATCATCACTTCTACGCCACATCAACGCACCATCTTGATACGCTGAATCTCCAGAAGTAAAGTTAGATAGTTTATCTCTAGTAGAAGATAACCATTTATTTAAACTCTCTCCCCATACTTTCCACTTATCACCTAATGGTGGTGGTGGATTGAACGCACTCATCTACGCCCACCTGCCTTTGCTTCTACTCTCATAACACCAACACGCCAGTTATTATTTCCGTTGCCTTCTATTCTCATACGGATTTGTCTACCTGTGAATCTCGTAGATACTGGATTTCCCATCGTTAATAACTCGTGTGTTGTCTCGGTATCATTTGGATAGAATCGTGTCTTAAATCGGACTTTTACTTGTCCTTGTGTTGCTTCATCTGGTATTAGTTTATTAATTTTCATGATTTGATCACCATTGCCTAGTGATATAGGTGCAGTTTCTGCAAATGGAGTAGCACCACCATGTGTATAACCAGTTTCATGATTGTATAAGTCATTACTAGCATCAATCCAGATAGGATGTCTAAATACACCACTATCAACGCCAGATGTTCTATCTAATTCTCCAATCTCCCAATGATTCTCTTTATAATCAAATGCTACATACTTATCGCACTCATTAGAACCATCTGATGGATAAAACCACCATATTTCACCAAATTGTGAGTTATGTACTGCAAATGCTTTAGTTATTTGGTCTCTATTAAGGTCATCAAATACATAGTCTGACACCTCACAAGGTAATTCTTTTGCTACAGATCCATCAAACATAAAGAATGCTTGTTTGCCCATCCAGAATGCACCCTCATCAATCGCTACTAATGTTTTTCTTGATGAAACCCCACATGCTGTACCAACTCTTTCAAAACCATACACAAATGGAGCACCTTGATAAGTTGCTATATGTGCATCGTTATCTGTCAAGATTAATGATCTACCTTTCATTCTACAACCGCACATAATCTGTCCAGTTGTTTGTAATTCAAAATCACCTGCTTGGTTTGTGGCACTTGGTGTCCACAATGTATTATTTTCTTGGTCTGACCATTGCACCTTCCTAGGATTGCCACCTGCACCTAAACAGAATACAAAACGCTCTTCTGTAACAAACATTGCTCTGTTGTTTGTGGGAGCATTGCTTACTTGGTCTGCTACTCCGTTCGTGTCTAAATCCCATTCGTATAATTTGCCATCATCTGGTGTCATTGCTAGTAAATATTCACCCCAATTATCTAATGACCAAGTAGTAACTTCTTGATACACGCCAGTTGAAGGTTGTTCTACACCATATAGACTATCTTCATCTGTACTGTCAGATGTGCCACCATAGTATCCACCACCGAATCCAGTATTAGTTGATGCTGTAGCATCGCCAGTTGTAAAACCAGTAGGGGTTATGTCATAACTTGTACCACCTTCTGATATGTAATATAAATTTGTGTTTGTTCCTACTGCAAGATTAGAGTTGTCTGAATTATCTACCCACGCCAACATACCTCTTGCTACACCACTAAGTGCGTCTCCTCCTACTGGTCTTTCCACCCATCCACCAATAGGTCTCAATGATTGATTGTGCCATCTAACAAGATTAGCATCACGCCATCTTCCTGACTGTTCAAAGTCTGTTCCGTTTCTTGCAATTCCCGCAGGTAATTTTAAAGGTATTAAACTCATGCTACTAATTTCTCCCATACAGTCGATGCTCTAGCGATTCTTTCCCACTTTTCTCGACCAATCGTTACTACTGCTGATTGCGATGCTGTTGTACCACTTGATAGTCTTACTCTTGCAATAGTTACTGAAATAGTTGCTTGAGACTGTATGTCGTTTGGATTGGCATTTACAGTAAACGCACCAGTACAAGTATTAGTTGAACTTGCAGATACTGTGCCACTTCCTTGGAATACTTTTTCGGAATCTGCTGATGTAGATGAACTCGCACTTACACTAGCACCTCCTAGTAATATCTTCTCACCACCAACACTAGCAGTAGAAGATTGACCAATTGATATGGTTTGTAAATCGCCTTGTGTATATTCTGCTTGACCATAAAGACCAGAACCATAAGCATACTCATCAGTATCCTCATAGATAATGTCCTCACCACTAGCAGTTATTGTTACAGATGCAGATATGGTTGCACTTGAAAGTCTGTCTCTATCAGCACTAAATGATGCAATAGAAGATGTAGATGCAATTGCTAAAGCACCACTAGGAACATCTCTACCACCACTTGCAGTTAAAGATGCACTAGCACTTACACTTAGAGCACCACTTTCATGTACGACACCTTCAGTTCCATAGTCGCCTTGACCATAGTTTTGGTATCCGTATCCACCTCTTTCAGTTGGCATTTACTTAGTCTAGCGTAATATCTAAATCACCTGCAGGTACTCTAAATACATCACCAGTTTCAATAGTCTTTGATGAAGTTAGAGACGCATAGCATAGTAGGTTACCCGCTGAAGATGCATCATATACACCTACATGAGTTACTGTGCCATAGTTAGCAGTTGCTGTTGGATATTCTACTGCTGAATCATTTGATGCAGTATTGCCAGTTACTGTCATTGCCATTGATTGTCTTACATAACCACCACCAGATACCTCTGCACCAGAACCATCTTCATCTGGGTTAGCAGTATGAAGTGATAAGTATAGAGTAGAAGGTGCGGTATAAGCATTACCACCAAAGACATGGTCTAGCATTTCTGTTTCTAAATAGTTTGAAAAACTCATCCCATTCCCCTTATTTTAAGTGTTAAACCCGATCCACTCATACGAGCATCATCGGAACTGTCATTGAGTCTTTGTATAGAAGCACCATACAACTGTGCCCATACTCCAACCCTCTCATCTTCTGCAAGATACGGAGCAGAATGTAGTAACGCTCCGTAGAGGTATACATCTGGTGCATCTTCCAGTAACCAGTTTGTAGTATTGCTATCTGACAAACTAGGTATCTTTGCAAAATATAGTAGTTCTGTATTGGTTGTTTCATTTGGAGTTGGAAATAACTCGAACTGACTATCTGCGTGTGCATAATATCTTGGTGTGCCACTCATATCCTCTCTGCCATAGCGTTTATCTTCTATTGCTTTACGAGACATTAAATCTAGTGGACTTGTACCACCATCAGTAATATGGAAGCGTATAGTTTCTATCCAGTCTGCAGGTATTTGCATATAAGCATCTCCCGCTGATTGTTGTCCACTTGCTCTTACTTCCATTCTCCAATGGCGTAAATCTCTATTCATTTGTGCTTCTGCTAACTGAATGAATGTTGGTATCACAGAAGTCAGATCATCCCTGTTTAGGAAGTCTGCTATTGTTGTTTGTAAATTAGAGTAATTAGTGATTGTTGCCATAATTAAAACCTACTTAGTAAACCCTGATCATCTTTCATGTCACCTGCTGTTCTAGTTGGTCGTAAAGCATCTTCATAACCTCTGACATCTAACATAAGACTGCCATCTTCTGTAGTCATTACAAATTGATTCATGTCGGGTAAGTTCGTTGCATAACCTTCTGGTTGTTGTGCTCTTCTGATTGCGTCTAGTTGTAATGTTCTTGGGTCTATTGGATGTAGTCCACCTTGTAGATACATTGACTCTCTAGGCATCATAAAATAGTCATAGTCCATTAGTTCTGACTGTGGTGTTGGATTTGGGTTTTGTGTTTGATACATAGTGCTATTCTACCAGTTATTTGTTAAATTCAAGTATTGTGTTTATTTGTCCTTTGTGATCTTTAGTAACTTTTTTAGGTTTAAATCCTTTAGGAATATCTTGTGTATATTCTCCATAATTTGCACTTTTAATACCATATGTTCCACCAATTTCACCTCTTTCATAAAAGTCTTTAGCACCTACTTTTTCCCAAAAACCTACTGAATCTTCTTGAACATCAAATACTTTAAATTCTGGTGCTACACTATATGGATCTGCTTTTGCTGATTGTCTAAGGTTATCTATAAACTTCTTACCTATTCCCTGATTCTGATCATTAATTTTAATATCAACTAAACCAGTAATTGTTCTTCTTCCGTCTACATCTTGCTCCACAAGTTTTGTTGATCCTACTGGTTTCTTAGTCTTTTTGTCATAAATAGTGTAGAAGATTTCTTCATCCTGATAATCGTCTTTTCTCATTAGGTTTTTGTGATCTCTAACTCTTTCACCATCAAGTATTATAAATTCTTTTTTTTTTCTACCAGTAGC